GGCATGTAGTCCATCCACGCATTGATCCAGCTAGGCTCCAACGCTGCGAGGGACCGATACACCACCATACATACAGCCGCTGCACTCTCGGGAACCTTGGCGTTCATCGGGTCGTCCTTGATAGACTGTAAGCTGGGTAGCTGGTCAGACATTTTGACGAAGGCCATAAGGTCCATCGCACCACGATCACCGACCGTACCCATCAACAGACCAGTCAACGTCTGGTCGTCGAACAAGTGTCGTTCATGTAGGATGTCAGACGCGGCCTCCAACGAACGTGGTGTCACGAACGCGGCGCGCTGCTGCTTGGGGTGGAAGATGTACGGGTTCTCGTCGGGGTCTTTCACGTCCTCGAACGATGCAAACAAGTGCGGGTTGTCCTTGCACCAACCCAGCAGGCTGTGGTCGATACCGCTGTTGATGCCCCACTCGATCCACTCGATGTTGTTTGGCTTACGCATCTGCACCACGGTCATACGGTTACGCGCATGGGGTGGTAACATATCACCCACACCCTCGGAACCTTTGTTGGTCGTGGCGAAGATCACACTGTCAGGATGTAGTGTGTAGCTGCCGATCTTGCGTTCGAGTATGAGGCGTAGCAGTGCCAGCTTTACAGCAGGGTTACACTTACCGAACTCGTCCACCATCAGGATGATAGGCTTGTTGTTGTGCACACCCAATTCCTCGTTGGTCAGGTATGTAACGTAGCCCGTGCCGTCATCTAGCTTGGCGATGTTAGGGATCGTAATGTCTCCGAGGTCTTTGGTCGTGCAGTCGAAGTAACACGCTAGGTGGCCGGGCATCTTAGCGGCGAGCATGGATAAGATAGACGATTTCCCTGTGCCCATGTCACCTTGGACTAGGATGGTACGCTTGCGCCCCACGGCTTGGATTGCCGTAGCCGACTGGTCGAGGCTCAGTGCGTACATCTGGTGTGCTTGGTTCATTGTAGTCTCCGTTGGTTTTTAGGGTATTCCCTAAAGTCTGGTTGGGTTGTTAGTAGCCTAGTGCGTGGCCGATGATTAGTAGTGCGTAGCCGCAGCCAAATATGGCGACCACACCGATGATGTCTCCGATGATACCCTTCATTACATATCGAGACTTGGTAGGGCTGCGAGTGCAGCGCTGAGGTTCTTGCGTGTGTCTTCACGCAGTGAGGGTGAGTTCTTGATCTTGTCGAGGTTCAGCCCGTATAGCGCCTGTTCTAACTTCCGGCGCATGGCTTCCATCTGGCTGTCCTGTGTCACGTTACACGTACCCAGCATATCAGTCAGTTCTATCGCCCGGTCAAACACACTGTCGTAGAGGCGGTTGCCTTTACCCTCGTCGTTGACGTCCAGTTGGCGTACCAGTGTCGTGAGGTTGTCATGCAGTTTGTGCCATATGTCATTCATCGCTGTCTGTATGGCCTTGGTGTAGTGTGTTTCGTACTGCGACTTGATCTGCTCCAGAGCCTCGTTGCCCACGTCGATACGGAAGTCACCGGCATCTGGTAGAGGCATGTAAGATACGCGGAACGCGAACTTGTCTTCGAGCCCGTCACGTGTGGGGTACTCGTCGCGGTTAAACATATCACCCAGCTTGGCTTGGGCTTGCGTGATCTCCCACTCGTATTCCTGCAAGAACGCAGTCACTAGGCTGTGAAACTCATTCTGCAGTTCAGTCATAACCTCGTTGTACCTGAAGTATTGGGCTGTCGTGAGGAGGCGCGACCCGTTGTCTGACCACGGCATTGTCATGCTGTAGTGTGTATTGCGCACGTTAGATGCGAACTTCTGTACTGCCCGCAACTCTTCGCAGTCACCCAGCAAGTTCTTGGACACGTTGGCCACGCCCTTAGCGGCGTAGTTCATGCTCGTGATGTCGTCCGACGCCTTGCGATCCTTCTTGCGTGCTGTCCACACGCTTGCATTGAAGTCGACCACCATCGCAGCAGACGAGATACTCGGTGTGTTTGTCTCGAGGGTTTGTAGCATTATAGTCTCCATTGGTTTTTAGGGGATTCCCTAAAGGTTGGTTGGGTTGGTCGGGGTTGTTCTTGTATCGTACTACCACAGTACCACAAGTATCACCCTGTGTCAAGTTATGTGGTACCGTGGTAGGTATTACGTTACGGTGTGATTAGGATACTAGTTCCCTTCATCGGGGTGTTAATTAAGCGGGTCATATCGTTCGGGTAATCTCCACCCGAACGATGTCGCAGCGAGGGCAAAGGATTGGTGTGTAACTAAGGGTTGAAACCGACACGCCCAGCCCATTTTGGGAAGCCCCTCGTATTGCTTTGTTCAGATTGGCAACGGCTTGATTGATTTTTGTCTGCGTGCTCTTGGTCTGTCATTTTGTGATTCCTTGTTTTGCCTTCGGTCGCCCCAGCGGCAAGTCCTTGGCGGCGGCGGCGGCGTCTACGTCTGCGGCGTATGCCTCAACCTGTGCGGCTACCTTCGCACGTTCAAGTGCGTCCATCTGTTGCCCCATTCGTGCGAGTTCGGCCATGCCTTCGCGGCGGTTGCGCTCGGCGGCGGTCATTCGCTTCCGCAGGGCGATTATGCAAGATGATACGGCCTGTGCTATAGCGGCGCAGTCGTGCGACCATTCAGGACCGTCCAGAAGCACGCCCTCCATGCTTGGCATGTCGCCACAAAGTTCGTTTAGGTCGTTGCGCATGGTTGTAATCGCGGCGTGGTTTGCAACGCTATTTTTGCGCCATATGTCGTTGGTTTTTCGCAGCTTGGCAATCTCGGCCTGTGCGGCGTCGTGCAGATCGGAGCGGACGTAGGAAACGCCTCCCCCTGTTTCGCTGTCATACCAATGGCCGTATGAATACCAGCTATTGTAGACCGGCTTGCACCACACCTGTTCCGGCGCGTCTGTCTGTGCATCCGGCATGTCCCGTTCGTGCTCCATCGGGCTGCGGCGGCTGTTTGGAATGTCAGTCATTGGCTGTCTCCTTCGGCAGTGGTTTCCATTCGCTTCGCGACGGGTTCCTCAACCCTGTTGCGGTCCTCATCCTTCCGTTCATTTGTTCTCTCCTGTGCTGTAGTATAGTATGTATATTATGTCAGGTTGAAAGGCAGCGGACACTGCCTGCCTCAGTCTGGCCTTGACATACTCCTTATCAAAGGGGGTCATCGGGCTCCCTCCCTCTTTTTGTGTCGTTCATAACTGGCCCGTATGTCGTCGGGCCACAGGTCCAGTGGCACGTCGGTCAGTTTCTCACGGGCCACCTCCTTACCATCCAGCTGGACAGCGAAATCTGCGCCTTGCCAAGGGGCGATCGGATCGCCGCTCTCGGAGACACGAACAGCCAGCTTGCCCTTGATCTGGTTGGGGTGCACACCGACCACGTTGGCCAGCATGTACGCCCGCTTGAGTCTGCGCAGCAGTTTGACCTTCTCAAGTTCTAGTTCGATCAGTTGGTCCATCTTCTCGAACAGCTTGTCAGGTAGCTTCACTTCAGTCCTCCCATGAATACTGCCATTCTGGCAGCAATTTCGTTGGCCTCGGCGTCGATGGTGTTACGTGTCGTGTTGTTCCACGCGAAGTCCTGCACTGTGACTGTTTCGGCGTTTAGGGGATTCCCTAAAGATGGGTTGATTAGGTCGGTCATGTTGTTCTCCGTTGGTTTGGGGGGTCGCAGCAGGAGGAAATTTTCCAATCTACTCCTAAGACAATAACACAAGTATCGGGCTGTGTCAAGTAATGGTGATGCGTGGTGTATCGTGGTTTGTGACTGTATGTTCCAACAGGGGCGCTGGTAAGTCATTGATTTTAAAAGAATGATCCAATGTTCCAATGTTCCATAATGATACCCTCGGTATATGGATCGAAGTCTACTCATAACCATTTACACACAGACCAATAATATCTTTATATATATACTATAATACTTGGAACACAGGGAACATTCTTTGTTTTCAATAACTTAACCCTCTTTTTACCCCCCCATTGCTGGAACACGGGGAACATCAATGACTTAGCGGGTGTTCTTAATGTAGTTTTGTCGGAGACAACTGTCACCCGCTGCTGTTTACTGCGCAAACGTGCCCCAACCCGTTTGGAACACGGTAGGCGTTACGCTATCTAAGGAACTGGTATCGGGTGTTTAGGGAATGCCCTAAAACGCAGTAATGCTGACATCGGTACCACCTTCCGGTGGTATCTAATTACATCTGGGAAGCTGCGCAGCCTTATGGCCGTAATGCTGACACCGGTACCACCTTCCGGTGGTATCTAATTACATCTAGCGAACTACGCCCCCCTGCTGCTGTATACCGTAACAAAGTCAGACCAACAGAAAATCTGGTTACACAGAGGCACTATCTTTGTATGTGGTATGTTACATCGCGAGGCGTTACGCTATCTAAGGAACTGGTATCCGGTGTTTAGGGAATACCCTAAAACGAAAAAAGACCCGCCGAAGCGGGCCTAGTTGGGCAGTGTGGAGCATTGTGGTGCAATGCAGTGCCAGTATACGGTGACGCGTATCAGGTTGCAAGTGCGAGGCGCGGCGCTATCTAAGGAACTGGTATCCGGCATCCGGCCAAACGCCGGACACAAAAAAAAGGCCAGACCCGAAGGTCCAGCCTAATCGTATTTACTTGAAGTTAAACTTGTTACCCATTGCCTTGAGCAGCGACGTCATATCTACGATGTCGAACGGCATGTCCTCATACTTTTGCACCTTGCCAAGATATGCTAGGAAATCCGCGCTTGCCTTGTCCAAACCCGTTTTCGGTTGCGTGGGCGTCTTACCGTCCGGGTTGCGCATGAGGCCGTTCTTAATGTCCTTTATCGCGCTACCTATTTTGCCTTGCACCCTTGCCTTGTCTCTCTTCTCGCCGTCGTCCAGTGCCGCGGTCGGTGCTTTTAATATGCGCTTTTCTTCGGAGCTAAATCCGGCGACGACGGCCCCGCGCAATCCATCCCACCATTCTTGCGACGGGCAAGTGCTTTCCTTAGAACGCGGCGATATAAGATGCGTGGGCATGATACCTTCGGCGCGGTAAACATCCAGCATCTTAACCGCGCTTTTTTCCGTGGCCGTGATCGCCTTAACGTGGGATGTGGTGGCGATTGCGAGACTGATGGGGAAGTTTAGATTTGACATAGCGTGTCCTTTCTGGACGGTCCGGCTTGGCGTTGTGCCCTCCGATGTAACCGTTATAGCACGACCTAACATGTTTTGACATACATATATCCGCATAAAACAACACGGCTTGGCACAGCTTGGCATTGGATACCGTTTAGGGAACGCCCTAAAACGCCCATGTGGGAAGCATACCCTACCACCACCCCCCGCTTGGGACAGTCGGAGTCCCACCAACCTATGTAATACTACTCCAGCCGAATAATCCTATATTTTTCAAATCCAAACACAATACAACACGTTCTACCGCCCAATACAACGGGAGCCCGATTCTCGATACCCCCCACCTCGTTTTTACACCCTCTTGCTAAAATTTTTTGTGCACCTATTATCAGGCTATCGGTTAACAACCTGCGAATTGATATGACATTGAACGTAACACCCGAGCTCGGTGTACCTTTAGAGGATGGGATGAAAGTCATCCCCCTGCCGGAGCGCACCGCTGCGCTGGCTAAAACTGTCGCGTTGCTCGAAGATCACGGGTTGGACACGACCCCGGACGCAGACGACCAAGATGTAGCACTCGCACTCGCCACCTCGTTTGCCCAAGACCCCGACAAAACATCACGGAAAGTCACGACCGCCCGTGCGGCCAAGCTGACGCCGGCATCTATTAAGATGGCAGGGGCTATCATCGAAGAGTTCAATCACTCTGTGGTGGAGTCGGCGAAGCAGCTGCGCAATCTGGTCACGAACAAACTTATAATGGAGACAGAGAACCCCGATCCTCGCGTGCGGATGCGTGCACTAGAGCTGCTGGGTAAGGTCTCTGACGTCGGCCTGTTCACAGAGAAGTCCGAGGTGACGATCACGCACCAGACAACCGACGACATCAAGGAGAAACTACGCGCCAAACTTACGAGGTTGATCAACCCGGCAGCGGAAGTGCTCGACGCGGTGGTTATCAAAGAGGACTCGGAAGCTGACTTCAATGAGGAGTTTGGGTTTGACGACGACTGAGATCGACAGCTTTTCAGAAGCCGATATCGAGGTGATGCTCGCTAATCTGGACACGTTTAGTCCCGAGGAGGTGTCTGAGATCGACACCATGGTCGATGAGCTGCACACACGGAAGCAGAACAAACTTGCGTATGACGACCTGATTGAGTTCTGCAAACTTATGATGCCCGACTTTATTGTGGGTAGGCACCACCGTATACTTGCTGACATGCTCATGGGTATCGAACGGGGTGATAAGGACCGGGTATGTGTTAACATCCCACCGCGTCATGGTAAGTCACAGCTTGTGTCGATCTTCTACCCTGCATGGTTCTTGGGGCGTAACCCCGACAAGAAGGTTATGATGGTGTCTCACACCACTGACCTAGCGGTCGACTTCGGCCGTAAGGTACGTAACCTCATTGCCTTCGATGCCTACAGGGCCATATTCCCTACAACGAAACTCGCGGCTGATAGTAAGTCAGCGGGTCGCTGGAACACGAACGCCGGGGGCGAGTATTATGCCTGCGGTATCGGCTCTGCGCTTGCTGGCCGTGGTGCTGACCTGTTGCTTGTGGACGACCCACACTCCGAGCAGGATGTCATCAACGGCAACTTTGGGGTCTTCGAGAAGGCCTATGAGTGGTTCACACTCGGTGCTCGTACACGTCTGATGCCCGGGGGTCGTGTGGCTATCATCCAGACACGCTGGCATCTTGATGACCTAACCGGTCGGGTGACGCGGGACATGGCCAAGAACGAGATGGCCGACCAGTACGAAGTGGTTGAGTTCCCCGCTATACTAGAGGTGAAGGACAAGAAGACCGGCGCGCTGGTCGAGAAGCCGTTGTGGCCTGAGTTCTTTGACATCAACGCGTTGCTGCGCACGAAGGCGTCCATGCCGTTGTTCCAGTGGAACTCGCAGTACCAGCAGAATCCTACCACAGAAGAAGCCGCGATGGTTAAGCGGGAGTGGTGGAACATATGGACCAAGGAAGAACCCCCCATATGTGAGTATGTTATCATGTCGCTAGATGCCGCAGCCGAGAAGCATAACCGTGCAGACTATACAGCCCTTACCACTTGGGGTGTTTTCCTGAACGAGGAAGACAACGCGTACAATATTATACTGTTAAACAGCATAAAACAACGTATGGAGTTCCCAGAACTAAAGCAGCTTGCGATGGAAGAGTACCGAAACTGGGAACCCGACTCCTTCATTGTGGAGAAGAAAAGTTCTGGTGTGGCCCTGTACCAAGAGATGCGACGTATGGGTTTGCCCGTATCTGAGTACACTCCTCATCGGGGATCGGGTGACAAGCTCGCAAGACTTAACGCTGTCTCAGATATAGTAGCGTCGCGCCTGTGCTGGGTGCCGGAGACGCGATGGGCAGAGGAAGTGGTCGAAGAGATTGCAGGATTTCCATTTATGAGTAATGATGACCTTGTGGACTCTACGGTGATGGCCCTTATGCGCTTTAGACAGGGGGGATTCATTCGACTTCCCTCAGATGAACCGGAAGAAGAACGGTTCTTTAAACCACGCCGCGGCGGATTTTACTAGAAGGTGTAGCTATGGCTATCGAAAAAGGACTATATGCTGCTCCGGTGGGGCTTGAAGAGTCAGAACTGCCCGAGGATGTCTTTGATATCGACCTCGACGACTCGGAATCTGTCACTCTTGCCGACGGAAGCATGGAAATTATCCTAATCCCCGGCGAGGAAGGCGACTTTTCCGAGTTTGGTATGAATATTGCAGAGGTTCTGGACGATTCCCACCTCAAAGAGCTCGCCGATGAGCTTGTAGGGCAGGTACAGACCGATATCGACGGCCGCAAGGACTGGGCAGACACGTTTGTTAAGGGTTTGGACATTATCGGCTTCAAATACGAGGAACGTACGAGTCCATGGGAAGGTGCCTGTGGGGTACACTCCACGATTCTGGCGGAAGCTGCCATTAGGTTTCAAGCTGAGACCATGAGTGAGACCATGCCAGCGGCTGGACCGGTCAGAACCAAGATTCTTGGGGAAGAAACCAAGGAAAAGGAAGAAGCATCGGCTCGCGTAAGCGCGGATATGAACTATGAGCTCACCGAGAACATGGTTGAGTACCGTCCAGAGCACGAACGGATGCTATATAGCCTCGGATTAGCGGGTTCTGCCTTCAAAAAAGTCTATTTTGACCCTAATTTAGGGCGTCAAGCAGCTGTTTATATCTCCGCTGAAGACGTGATTGTGCCCTATGGGGCGTCTAATATCGAGTCCGCGGAGCGTGTAACGCACGTAATGCGTAAGACAGACAACGAGCTAAAGAAGCTCCAAGCCGCAGGATTCTACCGTGATATAGACCTCGGAGACCCAGAGCCGTTTCACACGGATATCGAAGAGAAGAAGGCCGAAGAGGGGGGCTATTCGCTCACCGACGACGACCGGTACTCCCTCTATGAGATACACGCTGACCTCCTGATTGAGGGTGTTGACGACGAAGACGGCATCGCGCGGCCCTATGTCGTTACGATCGAACGCGGTAACAACGAAGTGTTGGCTATTCGCAGGAACTACGAAGAGGGTGACGAGCTTACACGCAAGCGTCAGCACTTTGTACACTACGTGTATGTCCCGGGATTCGGGTTCTACGGCCTCGGGCTGATCCACATTATTGGGGGCTACGCGCGTGCTGGCACGTCGCTGATTCGTCAGCTTGTTGACGCAGGTACGCTATCGAACCTACCGGGTGGCCTGAAGTCACGTGGGTTGCGGATCAAAGGGGACGACACACCCATCGAACCGGGCGAGTTTAAGGACGTTGACGTACCTTCCGGGTCGATCCGGGACAACATCATGCCTCTGCCCTACAAAGAGCCCTCACAGACGCTCCTAGCGCTCCTGAACCAGATCACAACCGAAGGTCGACGGTTGGGCGCTATCAGTGACATGGACATCTCGGACATGTCTGCAAACGCTCCTGTGGGCACGACACTAGCCTTGCTGGAACGCACACTGAAGCCTATGGCCGCGGTGCAGGCGCGCGTGCACTACGCGATGAAGCAGGAGTTTAAGCTCCTCAAGTCGATCATGGCCGAGTATGCCCCCGAGGAGTACGCGTACCAGCCCCTGAGAGGCGCAGTAGGTGCCAAGCGGTCTGACTATATGATGGTGGACGTGATCCCCGTCAGTGACCCTAATAACTCCACTATGGCGCAGCGGGTTGTGCAGTACCAGACTGTGCTGCAGATGTCCGCGCAGGCCCCCCAGATTTATGACCTGCCACAACTACATCGTCAGATGATAGAAGTGTTGGGTGTGAAGAACGCCGACAAACTCGTCCCGACTAAGGACGACGCGAAGCCAACCGATCCGATCAGCGAGAACATGAACGCCCTCATTGGTAAGCCAGTGTCAGCGTTCATCTATCAGGACCACGAAGCGCACATCGCTACGCATGTATCGTTCATGCAAGACCCGATGATGGCGCAGATGATCGGGCAAAACCCACAGGCGAAGCAGATCATGGCCTCGCTACAGGCACACATCGCCGAGCACCTAGGGTTTTCCTACCGGCAGAAGATCGAAGAGAGGCTGGGTGTACCTCTCCCCGCTCCGAACGAAGAACTACCGGAAGAGATCGAGGTACAACTGTCGCGTCTCGTTGCAGATGCAGGCAAGCAGCTCCAGCAGAGTAATCAGCAGCAGGCAGCACAACAGCAGGCTGAAGAGCAGCAGAAAGACCCGATCATTCAGATGAAGCAGGCTGAATTGCAGGTTAAACAGACCGACGCGCAGCGCAAAGTCCAAAAAGATCAGGCTGACGCGCTGTATAGGACAGAAGAACTCAAGCTACGCACAGCCAAAGAGGCAGCTCATGCGATGCTAGAAGCGGAGAAGTTGAAGATCGACCAAGCAGAATTGGCGATCGAGGCTGAAGTTAAGGGCGTTAAATTGGAGCAATCTGGTCGTGCAAACAAGGACAAGATGGCTCTTGAAGCCGCGCGGATGATGCAGAACGCGCAACGACAAACACCGAAACAGGGCGAGTAAACCATGGCTAAAACCGTCTTTGGCGTGCTGAAAGATAATCTCGAGGAAGATATATCCTCGGCAAAAGAATTTCTTGGGGGTGGGGGAGCGAAAGACTTCGCCCAATACAAGGAAGTTACCGGCTTAATTCGAGGTCTCGAAGCCGGTATAAGCTACATGGAAGACCTTGCGAAAAATTATATGGATGACGATGATGACTGATAAAGCAGTTAAAATCAGCGACGCTGAACTGGAACTACAACTACCAAAGCCCGTGGGATACCGTATCCTTGTGGCGTTACCACAGCAGAAAGACACCTTTGACGGTACGTCTGTTCTCAAGACAGAGACCGCTAAGAACCACGACCACGTCATGTCTATTATTGGACTCGTTGTGGACATGGGTGCGGGTGCGTACGCCGATAAAGAACGGTTCCCTGACGGAGCTTGGTGCAAAGAGGGTGATTACGTTATGTTCCGTATGAACTCTGGAACCCGATTCACTGTTGAGGGCATTGAGTATCGGCTTATGAACGATGACTCAGTCGAGGCTGTAGTGGCTGATCCAACCGGCATTCAGAGGGCATAAACATGGCTTTTCAAAAAGTAGAATTTGAGTTTCCTGACGACGAAGACAACAAGTTGGACATCGAAGGGACGGGCGCGGTCGAGATCGACGTCACTGGCAAGAAAACCAAGGAAGACTTCATGGAGGCCGACGGCTCCCGTGAACCTAAAGTGGTTGTTGAGGCCGACGACGAAGACGACGAGGACGACGA